CTTAAAAGAAAACACATTATCTTTAGACAGTAAGAAAACTAAAAAATTAAAATGAAGTTCGACTTTGTTTATTTAGGGCAAACGGTTTTAAAATACCAGGTTCCCCTGGAAATATTCGTAGGTCTTAATGAAATTTACGAAAGACAAAAGAAACAATTACCGAAAGCTAACAAACAATTGGTAGGTAAAATAGAAGACGAAGTATCTTTATTTTATTCCGGCCCTAACAACGACAAGATGCATCAGCATTCTTTTCTGTCACAGGACATACTACGATGGTTTGATTCTGTATTTAATCATTATTTAATTTGGAATAAAATAGGTCCTAATACTAGATCAATAAACTCTATTTGGGTTAATGAAATGAAAGCACATGAATATAATCCTGTGCACATACATCAGGGTAAACTTTACACAGGTTTATCATCCGTGATGATTTTAAAATTACCTAAAGAAACTGGTGTAGAATATTCAGCAGAATCAAAACCTATGAATGGTAGACTACAAATTATTGGTGCAGCTAACGGACAATTTTCTAAAACAGATTATTCACCTAACATGAAGATAGGAGACTTTTATGTTTTTCCTTATGATATGAGACACTGCGTATATCCATTTAACGGAACTAAAGAAAAAAGAAGAACTTTAGTTTGTAATGTAGATGTTGAGTATGATCCTGTAGGTTCAAGAACGGGAGCGGGGCAATTAGAATGATACCGAGAATGCCAACATGGCAATCATATGTTGCCACAACTACAAACCCTATGTTTACACCAGAACAGTGTAAAATGATTATTGATGCAGGTCATCAATGTAAACCTGAAGAAGCTAAAGTGGGTGGTGGTAAAGAAGGTAAGTATGATACTAAAAAAAGAGTTACGACAATCTCTTGGATACCTTTTGCTAAACTACCCCAGATGTACAAAGTTATTGAGAATCAATTATCTATTGTAAACTTAAATCATTTTTATTTTGATGGTGTAAGGCTTACAGAACCTGCACAGTTTACTGTGTATCCTAAAAAAGGTTTTTATGATTGGCACATGGATTTAAACGCTTTTGGCCAACAAGGTCAAAATCCAATACGTAAAATATCTATGACATTGTTATTGTCAGATCCATCAGAGTTTACAGGTGGAGATCTTCTTTTTTCAGAAATGGGTGATACTAAACCACTGCCCTTGAAACAAGGACAAGCAATATTCTTTGCATCATTCTTAAGACACAAAGTTGCACCAGTTAAAAAAGGGGTTAGAAAATCTTTAGTAATGTGGTTTGGAGGACCACCATTCAAATGAAAATACACAGAGAGGTAATGTGGCCAACACCTATTTATTGGCAAGACATACCAGATGCAAAAAAATTAAATCAATATTTAATGAAACACATT